AGCGTTCCAACTAAGCCGACCCGCGTCTAAGTCGGTGGTATCGCCTGTCCTAAATTGCAAGTAGTATAGACTGTCAAGAATAATGCTGTCATTTTGAATCCGGATGCCTTCGCCCGCGTAGTAGGTAGTCCCTTCATTGATCCAAACCCAAGCGGAGCCAGTCCAGTAGTAAAGTTCCGGAGCTGCACAATTATTAATAACAACCTTGCTATCTCCTTTCGTTGGAGTGTAGGCCGGTGCGCTACACCCTGCAATCTCTTCGATCGTGTTGCCTAAAAGCTGCCATCCTCCCGGAGTGTTGTAGTGATACCATTTGCCTGTTATGGTGTCGATTGCCACTCGCGAAGTGCGCGCGGGAGGCGTAAATGAAGGCGCACCATTCGTATAGCTGATGCCAGCGCCATACACTGTATTGTTCTGCCCTTCAACCTGTGTAAAGGCTCCAAGCAGAAAGAGTAAATAAAGTAATTTTTTCATATATTAAAAGAGTCTTTTTTTAGGAAAACCACCCGGCATTCCGTAGTCGTTTGGATCTGAAAGTAAATACCAGTCACCTACTATAATACCGCCTGTGTTGGCTGCATCGTCTGAGCTGTAGGCTGGTAAAGCGTTCAACCATCCTACCACGTCACCCGGTGGACCTGGAGGGCCAGGTGGGCCAACTGGACCAATTGGACCCTGTGGACCAACTGGGCCCTGCGGACCGGTAGATCCTTGAGGGCCTGTGATGCCAACCGGTAATTTTAACTTTACCTGAGGCGAGGTGCTAATTCTGAAAGTTATGTTTGCGCTCATAGTCTATACCGTATTTATTTGCCGCTGCATCTTAAGTGAGCCGCCTAGCCACGTGCGCTTGTAACCATTGTTGTCGACTGCCTGTAGCTCGTACTGAGCGCCATCCCAAGCAAGTAGCGCTGTATCTGCTTTATCAAAGGTTAGGGTAGCGGTGTCAACCACACCAAGCGGAACGCTGGCAGATAGTGTAATACCTGAGCCTACAGTTAATTGCTTTAACAGGCTGCCATCCTGAAGTTTGCGCACCTGGCAACTGAACACCCAAGCGCTAATATCAATAGGCGTGCCTAGATCGCAGTCCTCAAACACGAGCGAGAAAACAATGTCGTCACCCTGTACAAACTGAATGTTATTTGTAACTCTACTAAAGTCCATCCTGTTTAGGTTTGTTTTTTAGTACTTCAGTTAGCTTTTCCCTGACCGCATCCAGTACGTTTGTGCCTGTTACAACACCTACGTTTTCCAATACTGACCAAAATTCGGTTATTGAAATATAAGCTGAAACGGTATAGGCTAGCGGAAAATCACCAAAATAAATTGCCTGGATGCCATGCGCTGAAAGCAAGGCAAAGCAGTACATCATAAATTTTTGCGAGCTTCGACGCAAGCCCTTAGAATGGATCTGCTCACCGCGCTTTTTGGCGGCCTGAAGACCTGTGACTAGGTCGGCAAAAATCAGGCAGAAAGTAATGGCGACAAAGTGCTGCACAGGCATAAAATAGTTAAGTACCCCTGCTAGCGCTGCTGCTATGATACCTTTGATAAAATACAAACCCTCTAGGCTTTCCATTTAGTCTAAATTGTTGTTGTTGTTTACGTAATACATACCAAACTGGCTCATGCTTTTGCCGTTGGTCTTGTCTTCTTTGCTGCACCCTGTGCCGGTTTGAGGACATTTGCTGGTGTCGTACTCAGGTAGATCCGCTGCATTTGCGCAAAGGTACGCCTCGATCGTTTCACGCATAATTACCAAACGACGCTTTACATTATCCTGAAGGTACTTGGCAGCACTAACGCCCGGATTTTGGCTGTACTCAGTCTGTGTAATAAACGTACCATTTACCCCTGTTTGAATGGTCAGGAAGGGTAGCGCCTCATAATACACACACCAAGCTATATAGGTATTTAGGTGCCTGTACCAAAGTGCCTCATAGGCTGCATCTGCTACTTCTGTGAATGCCTTTTGAATAGGGCCCAATACCATGTTATAATTGCTTACTGTACCTGCCTTCTTGGTGATCATTGTTTCGTAAAGCAAGGCACCTAATAAGGGTATAACGTGACCCGCCTCGGCATCCATGATGTGAGGATTAAGCAGCGAGCTATCAAAGCGCGTGTTCATAGGTGTAGCCTTTATAACTCCACCGTTCCACACCTCCTGCGCTTGTATTAGTGTTGGCGTTTGTATATTCATCGACTATTATAATTGCGTTTGTGTTGGCTGCTGCTGCTCTAGTGGTTCAAAACCTAACTCCTTCCTTTTCTCGTCAACCGTAAGCGCTGTATCTATGTTAATGGCACCGAAGAATGATACAGGAGTAAGGTTCATTATCTGTAGGTACACCATATTGTTGACGCCAACGGAATGCTCTACAAAGACGTTCACGAACTTCGCCAGCAACTTGTTTTGCATCGGCTTAATAACGGTATTCTGCACCATTTGGAACTCCTGTAAAACGGTTTGGTTAGTGCCGAGCTTACCAGCAATCGCGACCCCTGCAAGGGCTGCTGTCCAGCGGTGCGCTGTAATAATCTCCTGAGCTGCAACGGTTGCAAGTTCTAAAAACTCACCATCTCGGCCTTCCTTCTCCATGCTGGTAAAGGTAGCCTTCATGCTTTCATCCGAAAGTACCTGGATAAGTAAGCCGCTATTGTTGCCTAGTCCGGTTAGGCGGTCCTTTGCATCCTTAACTATCTTGTTTGCTTGCTCCTCAGATACAGCACCAAAGAACTGAAGCACCCCTGAAGGCGTGTAGCCGTTTTCAATTTTTGACTGGTTCCACCTTCCCGCCATGTATTCCAAGGAACTAAAAAATAAGGCACTAATCCAGTCGGGAATGCCATAGTAGTCGAATCCTGGTGTGTAATTGGCAATATGTATACAGGTGCGCTCAATACCGTTTTCATCTGCCTCCCAGGTCGGGTAAAGCGGTACGGTCTTGGCGTTAATGTAGTTCCAGTTCTTCCAGTCTTCCACAAAACCAACGTGCGTTATATCTCCCTCCTGGTTCCTGCGCTTTAGCCTGCCCCCTTGAAACGGCTCATGGTTGCAAAATACCTGACCATCGTCAGTACGTGCCATTGTTACATAGCAATTACCAAAGGTCGCGTAATCGCGGGCTGCCTTCTCCAGTACCTCAGTGATGCTTTCACCGTTCCCATTTACTACACGTAATTTTTCATCCAAAAACTCAAGCTGAGCCTCATCCGTTATAGGCTGGTTGGCACTTTGTGCGCTGCGCAGTACGCTGTTTGCTCTGCCTGACATCGCTGTAAAGCCATCACCAACTATTAGGGCCACCTTCTGTTGAATGATCGCTGCACAAGTTGGGCTATTATTCACGACTGAAATAATAGTGTGCAGCATGTCATCCCCATCGGAGAAAAACCGAACAAAGTCGTTAGCGATATAAATACGAGGATCGAGTATAACCGTTTCCTGAATTATATCCTTTGGAAGGACCGGGTTTGCCCGCGCTACTACTGCACTTGAAATAAGACCGCCCGACCGGTTAATTCCAGCCGGGCTTGTCTTTTTATTTGGTTTGCTGTTGCTGCTCTGCATCATGAATCGCTTTTAGGAGCTTCTTTTGCTTCCGCCTTTTTATCAGCGCGCTCGCCCCTTGGCTTATAGTACTTATGTTGTACAGGATATTTATACATTTCTGCAAGCTCGTCTTGGGTGAGCTTCCCCAACTCCTTGACAACAAACTTACCACCAAGCGTACCCATCCACCTGTATTCTTTATACTCATCTTTAATTTCGTACATAAATACTTAAGTTTAGATTAATGGAACACCGGCCCAGCCTGGAGTAAATACCGCTGCTGGCACAATGTTACGAGCGCTCAACACCAACTCCACCTGTGCAGAGTCATTCAAAGCCCGGCCAGTGGTGCGCGCGCTTGTGTTCATGCGAACCACAAACTTTTTATCCTCAGCCGTATCACTTGGTAAAATACCCCAAATATATGCAACTCCGGTTTCTTCTAAGTGAATGCAAACCATGCCGCAAGGGCTTTCATTGTAAAGTTCAAGCAATGCTTTACGAGCTGTGCTGCCATAAGGCAACCAAGTCATATTAATAGACTGCTCGAATAAGGTTGTTTTGTTTGCAAAACTACCATTTTCAGTGAATTCTACTGTTTCAAGCTCAGCCTCAAACTCATAGAATTTTTTGGTGGCGACCATTGTAATGCCAGTCACTTGACCATCCACATCCACCACCCAGGAGCTTACGTCAGCGCGGCTCGCTAAAGCTACGCGACGTACCCCTCCTGCGTTGGGTGAACAGGCTTGTGTATAACCTGCTGTTAAAGCCATTTATTTCAATTGTTTTTTTTGTGAATTAATAACCTACAGACAACAAAGATGGGTGTACTACATTAAAGCCCATTTTGTAAAGAGCTTTCAAGCGGATCACCTCACTGTCATCATTGTACCAAACCTTGAACTGGTTTTCAGCATCCAGCAAATCAGTACCGAACACCAAGTTTTGTGGCGTAGTGTACAGAATGTAGTGCGTATTAGGGCTTGCAAAGTCATTTGCCATAATCTCATCCCAAAGCCACATTGGCTTTACCTCAATACCTCTGAAGCTGTACACTTCCTGTCCGTTTTGCAATACTGTAATACCTGCATCACCGCCACCACCATTCTCAATGTCTTCGCGGTACTGCTCAAACACGCTGCCACTAACATAAAACTTCTTCATGTTATTAGGCAAACCTTTCAAACGTACATCTGCTGCGTTGTACACGTCGCGCAAGTAACCGATGCCATCACCAGCCGCCAAAGGTGCACCGGATGCGGTATTCGTGTAGGCACACTGGTTAGCAGCAACGAACTGAGGAATGTACACTGTCCACAAGCCATCGGTAGAATCGTAGTCAGCATTTAAGCTAGCACGATCGCCGAAGAAAGCCAAGCGCGTGTTATCCTTCTTAATTGCAGACTGTGCCAACGTCTGAAGAATGTCAAAGATCAAAGTACCGGAGATGTCCGGAAGGCTGATACCTTTGTTTAATGCCTCCTCGTAGACTGTGTCCTTAAACTCTTCCCAACACCACTCCAAGTTTACCTTTACTTTGTCAACCTGCAAAGTGCGCTCATAGATCTTAGCGTTACCTGCTGGAACGAAGCCGCAGCCGCTATACTGACGTACTACTTTTTCCAACTCCTGCACAAATGCAAGTTTGCGCTTGCTTGTTACGTTGGAAATGATACGGAAATCTGCCCTTACGTCAGGATCTTGGTAGATAGGCTCGAAAAACAAGGTGTTTGCCTCGATGCCTGTAAAGTTTATATTTAATTGCTGTTCAACTGTCATTGTTGCGTAGTTGTTATTTGGTTAAGGTTTAGATAGCAGGCTCAGGAGAAAGTACGCCATTTACGTAACCTGCTGGTACTGCAATCCAATAAGAATCGCTGCAAATATTGCCGTTGGTGTTCACCTCAGCGTAAAACTCGATGCGTAGTGGATCAAGAAGGTTCAAGCCATCTATGTCTACTACCACCGCGGTCGTTGCAGGTGGAACGGTAGCACCGTAGGCGACATTTCCGCTTTGGTCCATCACTTTCCACTTAAAGCAGCGAAGGCCGGTTGCGTCGGCTCCAGCAGTTGGAGTGAATGTAATTTCAGGCTCGGCAAGCGTTCCTGTTACTTCCCAGGTAAAAGTACCTGCATAGTCGCAGCAGCCTAACTTCTTAACGCCATAAAGCTGGATAGCGTTCTCAGGTTGGTGCGCGTTTGGGTTGGTGCGGCTCAGGCCGTCGGTCATTGGATCTAATGCCATTTTTTTACTTCGTCATTTTTTTGGTTAAGGAATTTAGGGCCTTTGCTGCTTCTGCTGCCAACTCTTCGCGCTTTGTTACCGCTTTGGCTGGTGCTGTTGCTGTTTTTGTGACCGCTTTCGCTGCCTGAGCCGCCTTCATTGCAGCTTCTACGCGTGCAGTTACTAACGCTTCTACTTCAGCGACTGTCATTGTAGGCTCTTTGTCTTTTTTCGCCTCTTCGGCTGGCATTGGCGCTGGCTCTACTACTAGCTCCTCCTCGGGTGCTTCTACGGAATAGCCCAAGTCGGTGAGTAGCTGAATGGCCGCTGCGATTTCTGCCTCTGTTGCCGCTTCTACTGGCGCGGGCGTTTCTTCCGCTGCTGCTGTTGCCGTTTCGGCTACTGGCAGTTCTACTTCCGTTTGGCTGATAAGGTTTTTAAGCCCATCAAGGAAGCCTGTTAATGTGTTTTTACTCATGTCTGTTTTTTTGTTTGCTATGTCAAGCGCTGGCGCGTTCTTAAAGTTTGCCTGCGCAAAATACCTTGTTTTGGCTGCCGCTTCTACATTTTTACGGCCTGTTTCACTTTTTAGTAGCTCGTCTGCAAAACCGTACTCCACCGCCTCAGCTGCTGTGAACCATGTTTCAGCATCCATCCACTCCTTTACCTTTGCGTCTAGCTCTGCATCTGTCAACTGCTCCATTTTACCCCGCCTGCGGATGCCGGCTGCATAAACCGAGCGCATATCCGCTTCCATCTTTCGAAGTATAGACAAATCAGCTTCCAGCTCGTTCGCATTGCCTCCCCAGTTCGTCATTGGATTATGGATCATGTAAAAGGCACCTTCGTGTATCTGCACCCAGCGCCCAGCGGATGCGATAATGGTGGCGCTGCTTGCTGCTAGGCCGATCACCTCAATGGTTGGCGCAAACTCCTTTAGGTAGTTCATAATTGCTACGCCTTCTAGGTAGTCACCGCCTACGCTGTTTACCCTCACACGAACCGGGCCCTTGTAGCCTCCTAAGTCTTCGCGGAGCAAGGAAAGGCCGTACCCCCACCAGTCGCTAATTTCATTAAATATCTCAACTACCCGCTCCCCAGCTGCCTGAGCTTGGAAGGAGTAGTGTTCTGCTTTGCGTGCTAATATATTTTGTGCATCCATATACGCACAAAGGTGCGCCCATTGTCTAGGCGCACCGCTGAAAATTTCGGCCTTTTTTTGATGACATTTTACTAGTAAGGGTGCTTTTTACGCATCAACCTGGTTCGGCCTATCTTGTTAAGTGTGGACCAAATGGTGCGATCCGTTACAGGCAGTTCGGCTTCCATCACCTTTACGGCTTTCGTTTTTTCCCCATCACACCGGTACAAGTATTCTGGGAAAAGCTCTATCACCATGTATTGTATAAGGTTTGGCCACCGGATGCAGTACTGACCGATAAGGTATAGTACTAGACCTTCCATTGTTGGCTTTTTCTCCTGCCGGCTGCACTTCATCTGGTAGCGCTGCACAATTAAAGCAGCAAACCGCTGATGTGCATTACTTACTTCCTTCTTGCTGTACATAGTATCTCAGTTTACTGACTACCCTAGTTCGGCAGCCTTTGCAGTTAATGTCCTGCCTGTCATTTGGATATGTCCGGTTCCAGTAGTAAAACATCACTTGCAAGTCAGGCCATGTAAAGTCGGCCTGCCGCATCGTGCGTATTACTACCTCTTTTACCTGGTCCGGGATGGTACTTTTATTGAGTTGATGCATGGCTTTCGACTATTTACTGTATTTTCTTTAATGTATAGCCCTACAATCGGGTTTAGAAATGTATCGCTGTTATAGTAAACAGTTCCATCCTCATCCTCGCGCCATAGGCTCATGTTAGCATATTTGCGCTCGTTGAAGGCTGAATTATTAGCCCTGTTTCTATTTTTTGAGTCTTCGCGGATCTGCCCGATAGTGCGTTCTGTTTTTTTTTAAACTTGGGCAATGTTATTTCTTTCTTCATTGTTGTTTTACTGTTGTTGTGAATGAATCAATACTGTATTGTTCTAACTTGGCCTCTACCGCGTGTGCCTCCTCTAATGTTTCGTGCCTGCTTACCACTACTCTATACCTTTCACCGTATGCCATTGCGCAGGCGTATTTGTAACCAAGTGAGCGTAGGCGAAGCACTGAAGGAGTAGCGTTTTCAACGCTTTCAAAGTTGCCTGCAATAACTACAAAGTTACCCGGAAGCTCTCCAATGTCGTAGTATTGCGCTGGCTCAGGCTGCTCTTGGTGTTGGCAGTGTTTTAGATAACCAAACCTTAAAAACAGGGCGCTGGATAGCAGCACCAGCGCCCACTTAAACTTTACTTCCATCTCGGTTTCCGGTTTTGCTCGAAAGCCGAGAAGGCTTCCACGATCGTGTCGTTCGGGCTGTACTTGGAAGGATACACCCTAAATCCTGCACTTTCGTCAACGTCGTTTAAGCTGCCAGGTACTATTTTGTCGCGGTTAGCCAGTTGGCCTTCCTTTTCCATGATAAGTATCTGAGCGCCTTTCTTTTTAATATATGCGGCCTTCTTGTCACCGCTCACTTGGTATAATCCATCATTTAACATAAACGTCTAGAACATTTACGCCACAGTAAAACTCCTGTGACTGGGTGAAAAGTTCGGGTTCTTGCAGGCACTCTTTGAACCGCTGTACATAGCTTCTTATTTCACTCATAGCCTGTTGGCGTAGTGCATCGCTAATAGAATGTACAGACACCTCGCCTTTGCCATCAACGCAAAGAAATAAAAAGTCTATTACATTGAAAGCCTGCATGTATATTGCCGCCTGCCAATGGTAGCGCTTTTTTATAATGTCCCTCGCTGCTGCGTTGCGGCTTGCATCTGACATCGTCTTAATGTCTGCAATATAACTACTTGGCTCATTAAGTAGATCAACGCGGCCTGAAAACTGTATGCCTTCGATAAAGGTGGAAAAAGCTAGCTCAGGAACGCCATCTTTAAGAAAAACACTGCTTTGGGAGTTGGTTTTGAGCGCATCGGACATTTCCTTAGCAGCTTCCACCATTTTAGCGCTCACTGGCTGAAGGCCGGTACTGCTGAGGACAGATGCTTTAATATCGTCTATCTTCATCTTAAAGCCTTCCTCCGGCACCTGCTCTACATATTGACAGTACAGGTTGTACCAGGCCTGCTTTCCTTCCTTTGTAGCGCCATTCACATCAGGCAGTACTAAATATCTGCTGTTTGCCTCGTTAGGCTCCAGCGTGTAGGTGTGTGCCATTTGGCCTATCACCATCGACTCTGAAGGCTCGAAGGCTGCCATTTTGTATTGCAATAGTGCGCGTGGTGAAGTCGCGAAAGCATTTAGGGCGCTAAATGAAAGTTTCTGCTCTTGCAGTAGTTGATTAATTGCGTCTTGTGCGGTCATTGTAGTAAAGTGGTTGTGTTAAAGTAGTGGTGTCGTTCAGTACCGGCTTAGCTACCGGCATTTGTGCACATTGTGCCTCAGTTGGGCGTACTGGAGCCGCAATGGTGGGCGGCTTTTTTGTTGTTGGCTGCTGTGTCTGAGCTATGGCAAAGGCAGGAAGCAGCGCGAAAGTAATAATTAAAAGTTTCATGTTATAAAGCGTTGAATGTTTAGCAAAGGTAATATTATCAAATGATTTTTAAAAACTTTTTTGTACAAGTAGATAAAAAAGAGGCACATCAATTGGAGTGACGTGCATAAGTACAATGACATCCTGGCCGAGTAGATCCCGGTACTTGTTAGCTGTTAGAGTTGCATCCATTATGTGATTAAAGTTTAACCGCGCTCCGGTTTCTTTAATTGTAATGTAGTGCATGCCGTTTCCGGCTGGCGTTGTTGTTATGTCGCGTTTTGGTAGAGTTTGCATGGTATAAAAGTTTAGCCCTGCCAACTAAAGGCTGACAGGGCGTTGGAATTAAATTTCGTTTACAGACACTTCATTGCCATTAGGGCCGCATATAGTTACAACCTGGAATTTAGTTCCGCACAATGTGATACTTTCTTCGTATGCGTCAAACTCAGTAAGTCTGTGATGCACTATATCTGCACGCGACATTCCAAGCCTCCAATTATTAAGGCCTGTAAGCCGACCAAATGCACTTTTTGTGGTGTAATTGCTAATAAAAAACTCTGTGTCAATTTTTTTGCCTGATAGATAAGCAGCAACAATTGTAAATGCTAAAACAATATTATGTTGCGTGCATTCAAAAACGTTTTCCCAAAACTCCGCTACTTTACTTTCGTCTTCATTTTCAATATTAGCAATAAACTCATTTATTTTGCCTTGAATTATCTCTTCGGCCGCTTGAAAATCTAGGCCATTAAGTTCATCTACTTGGTAATACATAATTGCAAGTTCTTCAGCGGTCATTTGACCAGTAATAAACTGGTCGATGCCGTATTGATTTACATACTCTGCTGTAGCTGCTTTAAGTGATGCTGTTGCTTGTGCGTTTGTCATGATCGTAAAATTTTAAGTGTTAAAAATGTGTTGTTCTTTAATTGTTAGGCAAAGATAATACACTGCGTTCTATATTTCAAAACTATTTTTAAAATTATTTTTAAAAAACTGAAAAAAGAACAAAAAAGCCCGCAAACCATTACGGCTGCGGGCTAAATTGACCTCTTATCATCCTAAAATCTTCGCCTAAAGTATGGCAGCGGTCCGGACTCTATTACCGGTGTTCACCTCAGTCACTATATCCTCAGTCACGACGTACGTCTGTATTCGATCAATCCGCTGGTTTGTTGCCTGTATATACTGCGCCAGTAGTGCTTGTCCTTGTTCTAACTTTGTCAGTGTTTCGCTGGTTGCATCCGCTATGCGAGGTGCGCCTCCTACTAAACCCCCATCGGCAAAACCAGGGACACCAATTTTCCTAAACGTTGCCGGGCCGCCTAGCGCTGCCTGCTGCCTTTTATTTAGCACCACTTCCCCGCGCTTTACTGTTGCTAAGACGTTGTCACCGTTACGCATCGTTGGTATATTCTGCTTAGTAACCACCAGTCCATCCTTCATCTGCGGTACATCTGCCCCCATTAAACCGCCTTCGGCAGCCGGTTGCGCTGTGATGGTAGCAATCTGGGCAGCACCTAAAGCAGCAGCAAGCACCGCACCTACTGGACCGGAGGTAGCAAGAGCGCGTGTGACAGCTAAGGCAGTGTTTATAATTGCCTGTACTATTGCAAATGCCTTTGCCCTGCGTGCTTCCTCCTTCTCCAGTTGCTCTTTTTCTTTGTCCAGCCGTTCGGCAGCCGCTAGCTCAGACTTAAGTTGCGCTTCCAGTCGCTTCTTTTGCGCACCGCTAGCCGTTTCTAACTGCTTCTCTATATTCTCGATCCGCTCGGCCTGCTGCTGCGCTCGTTCGTCTAGCGCGTTTTGCTCTCGCTGCGCTGCTGCCGCCTGGAACTGATCAAAGATGGAAGTTACTTCACTTAAAGTTTCAAGCGCAAATTCAATGCCTTTCTGTCGTTCACCGTTTCTTTTTTCCTCCTCAGTCGTTACAATCTGTGTGTACTGCTTCTCTGCTTCAGTACGCGCTAGCTGGTAGGCATCCAGCTGCGAGGTTAAAAGTTGGTATTCTTCTATACTTGCATTTGTTATCGTGTCATCCTCAGCCAAGCGGGTGAGCGCTGCCTGTATCGTTGCTATTTGTTGCTCGGCTTCCTGGATAGCCCGCTGGGCTGCTGCCTTATCATACTCAGCTTTTATTTGTACTGTTAGTGTGCCTGCATCCTCACCAGACTGTAGCGCTTCGGTTATGGCTTCATTTAGCTCAATCGCTGCTGCTGTTGCTTGCTGTTTGTACCCTTCCTGAACCGCCTTGATATTTGCGCTAATCGCCTGTAGGCGGTCTGTGGCTTCCTGCTTTCTTGCGTCGTTCCTGATCTGCTGTAGGCGTAGTTGGTGCTGCTGCTCTTCCTGCTCTAAGATAGCGTTCGTTTGCCTTCGTTGCGCTTCTACATCTGCATCAGCTTGGCGGTCAAATGCCTTGACTTCGTCAGACGTTTTGCCCTTAGCCTCTATAATTGCCTGCCTTGCTTCCTCCTGAGCTTTTACCAGCTCCACTTCCTGCTTCGCTAACTCAGCCTTTACAAGCTCAAACCGATTCTGCTCCTCCGCTATTTCCTTCGCTGTTTCATTCTGTATTCCTTCGATCGTTACATCTGCCAGCTTCTTAGTCAGCTCGTTTAACAGCTGGATGCGTTGTTCGCCATACGCTTCCTGAGCTTTAATAGCTTCCTCGTTTAATTTGTTTTGCGCTTCTAGTTGCCTGTTTTCCTCCTCCTTTAACTTTGCCCGCTTTTCGGCATTGCGTGCGCGTTCGTTTGCTTTCCGGTCTAGTTCATCCTGCTTTTCATCAGCAGCGACTTGCTGGGCTAATAATAAGGCTTGGTTTTTCTCTGCTTCCTTTTGCTGTTGTAGCGCTTCTTCACCCCTTTTTATCGACTCATTATAACCTTTGTTAAAGCCTTCCACTAACTTCGTCACGCTAAACGTGCCATTAAAGTACAGCTTAAGAACCTCATAAAGGCCATTGTAGGCTGCAAATGCTTTTTCGACAAAGGAAAGCCAGTTGTTCAGTATTTTAAGTCCTGTGTTTTCAAGCCATTTAACAAAGCCGCTTTGCCCTCCAAATACTTTGGTGATGCTTTCTGATAGCTTGACTTTGTTGGCTGCTATTTCTTCCTCTACTTTTAACTGGTCGCTCTGCTTCTTTGTTAGTTCATCGCTTTGATCTACCAAATCCTCAAGACTTCCTGTAAATTCGTCAGACTTTCTTATTAGCTTTTCAAGTACTTCCTCTTCCTCAATACCGGCCCTACCTGCCTGCGTCAATGATATAAACAACTGGTCAGCACTCGCTCCTGCTCCTTTCGCCTTCGGTGCAAACTCTGTCAGCGCATCCAAAAATTTACCGTTTGCGTCGGCTCCAGCCAAGTAGCCTGTTTCAATTTTCTTTAGTGCCTCTTCGTAGCTGATACCAAAGTTTTGAGCGACTGCGTTCGTGGCCTTTAGTAGCTCCTCTTGGTCTGCCTTGAAAGTATTACCCAGCGCTATGATCTTGCTCGTGGCCGCTGCTGCCTGGTCTGTGGTTTCATTACCTAACCGCTGTATTTCCCCGCGTAGCTTGTTAGTTTCTGCTGCAAATTCCCTGATAGCCTGCACCCCTTCCAAAATTAAGCTGATAGCCTGAAAACCCACGAACATACTAGTTATGGCTTTGCCGCTCAGCGTAGCAGCCTGCCCCACCTGGCCTATGCCTGTGCGGGCTGCATCCGCTGCGCCTGCCAACTGGGAGAAGCCAGGAACGGAAGAAGCTAGCAAGCCCTTTAAAGGTTCAAACGCTTGGGAGTAGTTGCCCACGTTGCGTTGAAACTGCCCTATACTTGCGTCAATATCTTTCAGCTCTGCATCTAGTAGCTGTATCTGCTTTCGCATTTCAACCCCTATTTGGGAGTTCCTTTCTACTTCGGTCAGCTCCTTGTAAAGGCTGCGTAGGTTTACCAACTCTGCGTTAAGTGCGCGGTAGGTACGTGCGCCTCCTGATGCTTGCACTTCCAGTTCGCGCTGCACCGCCTTTTGGCTGTCGGCAACATCCTTCTGAGCGTTCTTCAGCTTTCCAAGCTCGGCCTCAAGTTTGCGGTACTCCTCCGTACCTAGCTCCGTTTGCTTTAGTTGCTCGTTGGTAGCCTTAATCGCTTCAGCTAGCTGCTTCTGCGTTCTTATGATTTGCTCAGATCCTTCTATTTCGACCTGAAATAATATCTTTTTAGTTGCCATTACCTAAATAGTCCTTGTATGTTAGTGTTTTCAAGTGCGCTAGCCCTGCTTGCAGGCAGTATATAATCTGCCTCGAGTACCGTTTTACGGCTTCCTGTATAACCAGGTAAGTATCCATCAATCTCTTTTAAGATATAGATACGCCCATCAATGAGCAGCTTTTTGCGAAAGTCAAGGTTTAGAATGTCCGTTGTCTTCCAGAAAATCCATTCTTTAACCGTTTCACCCCACTCTGTACGCCCTATTCGTTGTAGCCAGTAGCGAGAAGCCAGTCCAAGCGTGGCTGAGCCGTACGCATTTGGCGTTTCATCTGAGAAGCTCAAAGAAGGGCTGCTACCTGCTGCGTCATTGTAGTTAAAGAACCATGCAGCCGGATAGTCATAGGGCGAGCCAAGCCCGCGCGCAACGTACCCATCTAGGCCGGCCCTTCTGCCTGCGTAGTACAGGATGCGCGGCCCGGTGTCCTCACCTTCTGCGACTGGATCTGTATCTAGTAGCGTGAGTTGCAGAATAGGAAGTAGCGGAGTTTTAGCACCTCCGAAAACAGGGTGCCTTATTTCGTTGGCGTTATACATTATTGATTTAGAGAAAAACGGTATAGTTACCACGTTTTCTCCATCCTCAAAACGATCTGTCGGGTAATTATATGCAGCTGAGAAGGAAGGTAGCAAGCTATTACGGTCTACCTGCTCCGCATTTGTATCACCGCTATCTGTTGCCCACTGCAAGCGAAGTTTCAATGCTTGCTCGTTGTTTGCTTTGTGTTCAGCTTCTTTGCTCAAGTCTATTTTAGTAGTGAAATCTACCCGCGTGCTATCCTGGTAGAAACCTTCATAATAAGTACCGCCCATGTAGTAGCCATCCTGCGGCTCTATGCGAACTCTGCCTGTATCTAAGTTCGTACTTAGTTGCAGGTTGAAAGCGCGGGTAAAGCCTAAAAGCAGGTCGGCCATGTTCCAGGTATCGGGAGCGAGCAAACCTAAGTTTATTTCATAGCCTGCTTTGAATACAAAAACCGGGCGTATCAAGAAAGTAAAAATGCCAGGCGTTTTTGTTATGCCATCATCCGTTGCAAAGTATAGCGACATTTTATCACCTTTGTATAAAAATATAGTTTCAGTCGCTTCTATATAGTCATTAGTACCAGCCGCAACAAGCGCAGGCGTAAAAACTGTGTTTGCAATATTAGCTACCCTAAAGAAATCATTTCCATCTGCTTTCCCTCCGTAGGTAATTTCGTACTCTCCAGTAAAAGGCACATCATATTCACTATTACCTAAGTCGAAAAGCGTACCAGGATCAAAAAACTCTTGATCGGCTGCCATTATAACCTTTTCGTAGGTAGGGTACAAAGAAGCAAACGTCTGTGTATTAGCTGCATCCTTAACCCGCAACTCATAACCAGCCCCAAACTCAACCGGAAATGGCCTAGATGGCAGCGGAAGTATGTACCGTTGTATCTCATCATGGCTGAACCAAGTACTATCAACTGCATAGCCGCAAAGGTTAAACGCCTTTGTAATTAGCTGCGTCAGGAAGACACCAAAAGTTAAGTCTGTGTACTCAATAGTATCTGCATTACTCCAGTCTTTAACCTTCCCTAAAAATAAACACCAGGCACTAGACGAAGGCGCTTTGTTGTCATTCGCTGCCACAAACGTATCGTTCCAAATCGTGCCAGCAGCTATGTACGTGCTGACAATATCCTTTACAAGTATGGTTTTCATCTGCCCGAACCAGGCCGCATTATTTGCAGTTAGAACCGCCTCCATTCTGCGGGCATTCCTGCGGTGGGAGCCATTCCCAGCAAAAACACTGTCAAGCTGAGCGACCCCACGAAAAACGGAAACCCCATCCACATCGATGCGGCAGGGCTTGCGGTTTAGCGCTGCAAGGTTTGGATCACCATCTATCCAATCACCAAAAACAGCCAGAGTTTGTTTGTCGGCTGGTATGGTAATAGGCCGCTTGGCAAAGTAGCCGCTAATTTGTCCGGGTGCTTCCTGAGCATCTAGGCGAAGGGTGAGCGCGATTGGCTGCGCTCCTTCCACCTGATTTATCAACTGATTATCTATATAAATCTCCGTTCTAGGCATTACTGTACGTGGGTTGGTGTTTGGTTAGCTGGGTAAACCTTGAACTTTAGTATCAATCCTATCTCTTCTGTGTCCGACACCTCTAGGCTTCCATCTGCTATGATAACGGACCGGTAAGGGTTGGTACTGGATATGGTTGTGTCATAAATATACACCTCCGAGCTGGTAAGTATTTGGCTTAGAAACTCGGCTAATTCAGCCCGAACAATGCGCGTTTCTACTTCGTAGTATTCATCCCGCTGCGTGAACGGCTTGTAGCTGCCCCTGCTGTCAGGCAGTGCCACTTCTGAGGCGCTAGCCCATACGTTAGGCCGGATACCTATTTCGCTTTTACCTTCTACGCCTGTCACTACCCGCGCGTCAAAGGTGTACATATCTACACCAGCCAACTGGTTAAGCCAAGCAAGGCGAAGGCCGCTTTGACATGCAGGCATAACAGCAAAAGAAAGCTCTTCTGTTAGTTGCTGCTTGAAGCTATTCATTAGGCAAACCTTATAACTTACTGTTGTGGTAAAGTTAGGCGCTAGCGATCCATCGAAGTTAGACGTAGCTATCGACTTTAAATAAGCCGGCCCAATATTGACTGAGAATATTTTACTAAATGCTGACCTAATTGTTGTTGGCAGTATTAAAAAGGTAGTCAGCGTGGTATTGTTTGCTAGTGTTTCAACTATACGGACATACCACGAAAAATTAGTATTGAATGTTAGGTTGTAGTAATCTGTCAGCTTAATAGGTATAGGTGCTCCGGTATTGTAATTGTATAGCTTTTGGAAAGGAGCTGAGCCAGGTAAAGGCGGGTATCTGTATAGACTACTAATAAAAGGCTCGGTAACGCTTTTATTCGGCCTAATGATAGCAAAAGCAGTTAAGGCTGTGTTTATATACGCCACATCACCAAAATCTGCTAATGTGTTGTTGGCCGGATCCCTGTAAAGGAACCTAAACTCCATGTAATATTGAGTATAGAATGTATTGCAGTCTATGTTAGCGGTAGCCGGCAAAATAAACTGCCTGCTTCTTATGCTGCTAGTCGGCCCTATAACCGACTGCAAAACTCCTGATATATCTGCATCAAACTCATAGCTGTAGGCAGGGCCGGCACCAGTTCGCCTTGTCCAATCCCTGTAAAGCGTGCCAAGTATAGTGCCGCCTCCGCCTGAAGCTGTACGGACATTGACGACCATTTTCTCTATTTGAGAAGCAGTAGACAAGGAGCTTACCTTATACCGTACCGGCTCATAAATACTGACTGAATTTGATGGTGCGCTTGTAACTGTTGCCATTATATCCTTGCTTTACTAAAGTTAGTTATTAATATAGTCACTTCCTGCCCTACCCACTCCTCCACATAGTTCGCTAGTTCCTGGTCATTGTCTGCCAGTATTACATCTATCCAGCCGGTTCGCCTACCGTTCGAGCTATACCGGTAGGAGCCTTGTGTCGGCATCCCTTCTCGCTTATGCTTGCGGGCAATGGCAAAAGCTGCTGAAGTCGCTTCTTTGCCGCGCAAGCCAAACCGACGTTCAGCAAAGCGGATTAAACCCTCGATATACTTGGAAGTAGCGCCCCTACTTTGGCCAGGCGTGTAGGGTATCCTGCTAGCAGGTACGCCAGTGTTCAGCGGATCGCCATAGTCATTGCCCAGCATTTCAATAATCATGCGGCCTCCGGTTATACTGACCTTCTCTTCCAAGCTGCTGATTAAAGAGCCTGTCAGGTTGTGGCCCTGGTCTTTTAGTTCCTGAGCCAAGCGCACCTTTAACCAGTTGCCTATTGATCTACCTGCTTTCTCGCTTATCATTAGGAGTTAAACGTTTGTTCCATGTCAAGTGTAGGCAGCTCGCAGCCTTCTACAGGTTGTAGGTTCTCCAGTTGGTAGTCTTCGCAGGCATAAGGCAGCTCTACAGTAAAGTCCAAGCCAACGCAAACTAGGCGGTCATTGTGCGTGTTGGCATCTACAAACCAATTCAGGGTTTTGTTTTGCACTGTATAGACCTTACTATTTACTGCAGCGTTAAAAAACTCTATCGCGTGGGTGTGCAGCCGGTCCCAAACCGTTAGCAGGCTTTCGTGTACGGTGTTACCTTGCTCATCTCTGCCTTGCAGGTCGTAAAAGTATAGCGACACCTGTACATTATTCGTACCTCGTTGGCCGTTCAGTGCTGAAAGGTTGCCTTCTACAGGAGCAGCCCACAACACCAGCGGAAACAGCGTACCAACTGCCCCATCCGGGTTAAACTTATTTATTATGTTCGTATTTATGTCCGAATGATAGCCAAAGTGGTAGTTCTTAAAAAACGTACTTTGCTCGGCCAGTCGGCAAAATAAGTTACTGATTTTAGTTAATTGCATCGAATTATATCGCTTTGTCTTTTACTAAATTGCCCGCTCAGCTCTTTTGCCAAGCGGGACAATCCTTGCATCATGAAAAGAAACCTTATGTACACGCTACTGTTTAGCCTTCTTTAGAACGACGATACTGCACAATATCTGCGATAAAGGCAGTAATGGCAATCGCGATAGACACACCGCGCTCAGCAAACAGCTCTAACTGAATATCCTCCAGCTTAAGGGCCTCGCTAAATGTCTTAATAAGCTCCTGAACCTCTGCGTCATCTAGGTCGTCAATCTCTGAAGGAATGGCTTTGTAATTGCCTACAGCCGCGGGCAGCTTGCGGGCCGCTTCTGTGAACTTGGCAAACTCGTACCAGTTTACCTTGCCATCACCAACCGTATCTACTACTGAGGTGATCAATGTAGCGAAGAAGTCTACTGCTTCTCGCGTTTCTTTTACTCCGTACTTTTGCTCTTCTTGCATATTACTGTTTTTTAAGTTGTTCTTTTTGTAATTTTTCCAGGTACTTGGCCTCAGCTTTTTTAGCACTGAGGTAAAAAAATGCTTCATATAGGTTTGCTCTTTGTGCGCTTTGCAACGGTGTGTAGCCTGTTAGGTTGAACACCCCGCTTTCGGCTAACTGCTTTAGGGTTAGGTACCATCCGAACGGCTTTAGTTCATTCGCTGCCTTTGACGAACCACCTCCCGAGCTGTTGTATAGATTAGCAAATCGGGTGCGGATCTGTCGTTGAGCCTCTGCAAAAAAAAAGCGGTCTGCAAGACTACATCCATACCTAACTCCAACATAAACTCTTTCCGTTCTTCAACTATCGCATCAAACGTATCAGGATCAAATTTTTCACCTTTAGGCCTGAGTAGGACCGCCATAACGTAAGGCATGGCAGCCCATTTGCCTTGCTTCAGATCGTTCACGCTTTCTTCATACTGCGCTGCCTCTGCATACTCACCAAACGTTGCTTTTGTCATGTGCTTTTCAGGTAGCGCCCATACCTGTCCATCTATTTCCCACTCCGATACGTAGTCATCTTTTATGTCTTCGTAATCCAGGTAACACTGTTGTATCCGATGGTACCAGCTTTCAATCATGGCAGGCGGTGCGCCTTCATACTTCCCTTTACCAAGTAGCAACTCAGCGGGTATGTCTGTAGCTGCCTCGATCACACGTGCAAAGTAGGGTATCAACTTACCTATGTACACCTTTTCAGTAATCAGCCCTATGTTTTCGGCTGAGCGAATCGGATTTTGTTCGTTGAAAAGGTCTAGGTACGCTTTTGGCGCGGTTGCTTCTGCTTCCACAATAGCCAGGTGCCTGCGTAGGGTAATGTCTGCAATTTCCAAAGGCAGCCGGTACCTAGTACCGTTTATATTTATAATAGCTGCCATTAATCCTCTTCCTCTGTTTGTGTTGCGTTCGTAGCTAGTACGACCTGATTTTCCGTAGATTTTTTACGGCTCCTGCTTCTTTTTGTTTGCGCAGCCGTGTCCGTTGCTTGAACTTCATAAAAGTCCAGCGTTTCTGCTTGTTGTACCGCATCTGTCTGCCTGTACTTTGAAAAAAAGTCTGGTGCTGGTGGGTTCTTTCGTGGCTCGTTGGCTGCACTGCCTGAGCGCTTAAATAGGTTGGGTGCTGCTGCATCCGATGCGGGCCGCTGCTGGGTAACGTTACCGGACATACGACTTAAAAAGGCTTTTACAGTGCTTAACTTCCTGTACCCTACTATGTAGGCTCCTTCTTTTCGGGCATCCCCGATAATTTGGTTTACTTCCTGCCTGAGCTGGTCAAGCTGTTGAAAAACTGCGTCTGTGCGCTCTTGATAGTTCTTAGTCATATAGATATTTTTATTTAATGGCTACAAATTACCTGCCAAATATCGGTTTTATAGGTGAAACGCTCGGCAAAAAAGGCGCTGCATTATTACAACGCAACGCCTAACCGCTATGAAAAACCAATCTACAATCTACTTTCTTCTTGCCTTGCCTCTGAATGTTTCCTGAGCTGGCAGTTCCCATCCGCGCCCCGCGCAGGCTTCTCGATTAAACATCATTCTTAGATTGTCATCCTTCCAAGTCAAATGTACGGTACCTGCGTTAAATACTTTGAATGTAAAAAATTCACTTTCGTATAACGGCTCCGGATCACTCATTTTCCGGTAGCTTTTTATTTCCCGGAGGCGCTGCGTTGTTGTGCTACCTTGCTTGTATAGTTCTTGGTATTGCTTGCCGGTTATCATGCAGAGCGCCTTGTCTAGGTCATCCATCGCATCTTGGCTGCGGCTCAGTGTGAAGCCTGTGTTATCGTAGAACTGCACAATAATCTTTTTACCGACCATGTACCGGCTGTTGGTTTTCCACTCACCGCCAAACATTTGCTGGTTCTTGTGCTGGCGCGTCAAATACTCAAATACGTTTTCTATACACTTGGCCCGGATATTATCCTTTTGGCTGATAAGCATCTCAAAAAACAGGGTAACATTTTCAACTGTGAGGTCTACACCGCCTTGCTCTAGGCGCCATTTATGGAAATCTTCCCGAACCTTTGTAGTCACCATCCGTTCGGCATTGGTAAGCGTAAAAATATAGTTCCAGCACCTTTCTTGCAGCTCCTTTATCATTAAGTTGTGCGCTTCGGTAAAACCTCTACTAATAGCGTTCTTGGCAAACTCGCTTAATAGTTTCTCGCGTTCGTAGCTGCTCAGGAAAGCAGACATATACAGCTCAATCTTTTTAAGAGCTGCAAAAAAGTCTGTAGTTGCACGCGTTGCGTTGGTGTACGCATCGCAGTGCGCCTTGATGAAGTCTGCCCGCTGTAGGCCGTTTTCACCGGTAATTGCTTCCTCTTCTAACGTGAACGCGGGCCGGTCAGTTGCTTTGAACTGGAACGCTTCCTGCTCCTTTGCTTTCTTATGCAGGTAAACTAATGCTACCTGCACACCTGTTTTCCTGTCCGCTGTCGCAAAGGCGTTATCTATATACTCAACCGTTCCATTTTCAGCTATCAGTTCGGCCAAGTATTGCCGCTTGGCGGTGTGCGCATTTAGTAGCGTTTCTGCATTTAGCAGGCAGACAATATGCCCGGTGCGCATAATATCCCAAGCCTTAAGTAGGTGGTCTGCACCTGCATCAAATGGCGGGTTCATTATTATTGCATCGTAGGCCTTCGCGCCTGAGTACTGAAGAAAGTCACCCTGTATTGTGGTGTACCCTTTGCCCTTAAGCGTTGCGGCCATGTGTTCGTTAAGCTCGATGCACTCCACCCGCTTAACAAGGTATTTCAACCGGTCAGCAATAGCGCCCATGCCAGCAGAAGGCTCTAGAACGGTCATTGTTTTAAGTTGGTCCGCTGGGAGCTTAGCCATCATGCGTTCGGTCAACCCGACAGGTGTCGGGTAATAATTCTTGGAAAAGTAGTTGGTACTCATTCTTAAAATATTAGAGTATTAATTAATAAGGCAAAGATCTAACCTTTTAACCAATTCTAAAAACATTTTTAAAACTATTTTTAAAACAAGGTAAAAAAACTATCCGCTGGCTATCAGCCCGCCCCGCTTCGCCTCGCTTATTAGCATACCTGATAAACAATCTACCCGGTCGTCATGCGCCCCATTCGGGAAGGTGGCCACCTCCTCAAGGAAGTCATTTACCCAGACCATACCGGAGGGAACAAATACCCGGCCCGCCTCGATAATGGCAGATACACTATTCACCCTCGCTACCTTATCACCTTTAGGCACAGGCGCTTCCCTGATATTTAGGTCTGTATTTGCCTTAAGCACCTGTACCAGCGACTTACCCGACGCTTTAGGCTCCACCCTTATTACTGACTGCCTAGTGTAGCCGTTGCGCTTGGCAAATGCCTGTATCCAGCGGACCGCTGCGTTAAAGTCCAGGTACTCGGCTGAGCATTCAAGTATGTAATAGTCATTGCCCCGCATCATATAGGCGATACCAGCCGTAGGATCGTTTTTCTCACTGTCTGTATAGGCTGTATCAAAGTAGAAGTTTACCACCCCATCTATTTGCAGCGTGCGTTGGTCGTACTGCTCAAACCAGGAGCGCTTTAATATGTCGCCTTCCTGCGCTGCTGGACGCTGCTGGTACAGAGCGTTCCAAGCTCGGGTACCTATGGTTTTTTGTATCGTTAAAAGCTGCTCCCTGTTGTACTTCGCCTCCCATAGCGCCTCACCTGTCTGCCTGTACTGGTCGTCTGCTTCAGCTAAGGCCGGCATACTTAGCACCACCCTACCAGGTACATCCGTTTGCAGTACTCTACCTGTCAGGTCATCTTCGTGCCAGCGCGTTTGGCATATCACCTCCACACATCCCGGCTCGAAGCGCGTTTTAAAAGTGGTGGTGTACCATTCCCAAGCGCGGTTTCTATATGTCGCACTGTCTGCCTCCTCTGCATTTTTCACTGGATCGTCAATGATAGCAACCGTACAACCGGCACCTGTAATACCTCCACCAACACCAGCGCTTAGGTAATAACCTTTACCTCCCACAATATCAAACCGCTTGCTGGTCCTTATCGCCCCGGCATCCTTCGCCTCTGCTAGCTTTGTTTTTGGAAATACATCTTTGTACGCTTCGCTTGACATAACGCGCTGGCAGTCGCGTGACATCGCTCCGGCTAGGTCTGCTGAGTAGCTCGCTGCTATTATTTGTTCCGTTGGGTTGCGGGCTAGCATCCAAGCCGGGAAGAGCCTAGAAACAAGCTCCGATTTACCATGTCGCGGCGGCATCATTACAAGCAACTGTTTTATATTGCCATCCGCTAGCTGTTGCAGCGCTTGTATAAGTAGTAAGTGGTGAAAATTGAACTGGTAGCCGGGCGCTAGTTCACGTATAAAGTCGTAAAAGCTCTCCCGGCATAGTTCCTGCCTTAGCTGTTTGTATTGCTCCGCTGTTATCATGCCTCATCTTTACTCCGCATCCGGTATCGCCTTACGGTATAGTTCTAACAGTTGCCGTTTTTCTTCAGCATTTAGTTTTGAGGTGTCCATTTTCGGCCCTGTTTGCAAGTCGCCTTTTAGATCTATCGTTTGTTTGCTCAAGCCGTACCCGCGTTCTAGTAGCAGCTTTGCGGCTTGTATGTTGCCTTTGGCTGCTTGAGCCAGTAGGCTGCGTATAATCGCTTCGGCAGCGGTGATCTGCTCACCGTTTACTTCCTTTTCCTGCCCTAAAACGTTGGCTAGTATCTCGTCAAGGTGCGGTAGCTTGCGAGGCCTGCCGTTTGGGTTGCCGCTTACGCCTTTTGGAAATGGTTTATTATTAGGTATTGGATTCTTTTTTGCCATAAATCGGCTGTTTTTTGGCTGCTTACGCCTCAAATTCGTTGTTACAATGCGGACAAACAATCATTTCAGACTCTTTGTTTTGTTCGCTTTTCTCCGCTTCCTTTTCCTCCTCTCCTGATCTACCTACGTGCGGTATCTGCATCCCCCAGTCCTGCAACTCCTCCACATCCCACTCATTTGCGAGTGCTTCCCAATCCCACTCCCCAAAGGGTATGTTATCTGCTATAATAAAGCGCTTTTGCTGAGCGGGTGTAAGCTCGGTGCAGTCCACGACCGGCACACCTTTTGCGAAGTAGCCTAGCAATGTTTCCATCTCAGCCGCCTGCACTTTGTGCCTCTTCTCAAAGTCTGCATCACCTATTTCCGACTGTATGTCAAGCATGGCCCGGAGCCGCTGGTTGCCACCAAGAGCAACGTATCCATCGCCATCGCATGTCACCGCAATAGGGCGTTTTTCAAGCATTTGCGGAAACTCAATAAGGCTAGCCTTCAGCTTCTTAAACTGCTCATCGCGTATGATGCGCGGGTTGGCCGGGTTAGGTTTTATTTTGTTTAGTTTCAGTTGCATAGTTTAAGTCTTTTAAAAAGGGTAGCGATTTTACAACGGCTGACCCTGCGACAATCATCTCATATTAGGTTCTTTTATTTCTTGTATTCTGCTTTCCAAAATAGGGTGCAACCATTGCAGCTGCACCCCTAAGAAAAAAAACTGTTGATCGTACGCTGAGGCGCGGGAATCGAACCCGCTTTGCCTGCTTCTGTTTACTGTCGGACCCCGCGAGCATCCTAACAAGCAAAGAATCCAGTCACCTCAAATGGCCTTTTTGCTGCACCGGGTAGGCCAACCCTAGTACGTCAAAGGCGCTGGAATCGAACCAACCAGCGGGTTGAAAAATACTTCTCAGTGTGAGAGATAAACCGCTGAACCGTTACCCTGATATTTAAAAACTAGGCAACTATTGCAGCTGCCTAGAAAAAACCCATTTCACATGTTATCGGTTATTGTTCCAGCGCTCTTTTGCGCTGCTTTGTGTGTGTGCTGCTTTTGTGAGCCGGGCGACTGTTGCAGCAGCCCGGCCGATAACCACTTTACCACTTTTTAACGTTGTCTATACATCACTACTTGCTGTGCTATACCAATCGGTCCTACCTCCTCTATCGCTCCCTGCTCTACTAGCTTGCAAAAATGCTGCTCAGCCTGCACCATTGTCTTCCTCTCTTTTGTTGTACTGTTCTCGGCAATCCACCTGCGGCAAAACTCCGTTCGTGTAAACCGCTTACTTGTTTCCATATCGCACAGGTATAAATACTGTTTGGCCGTTCCTTTTTATAGCTCTTAGTGCCTGCTTACGGTTGTTGCCTTTGTTAAAGCTGATATGTATCCAGGTATCAAACTCTTGAATACATTGGTCAAACTCTATGCCAAGAGCCAATATAAACCTGAATAGCTGCTCAGTTTTTATGCCCTTAACCTGTATGTCGGCTGCCTGTCCTTGCAAGTGCTGACTAGTACGACTGCCTCCAACCGCTTTGTTAAGAAGGTTAGATCGATAACCAGAGGTTACCATAACAGGTCTACCAGCAGCATCCCTAATAGGATCTAGTACATAAATACATAGATCTGTCAAGTTTTCTATCTGGGCGTCATTCGGAACGTTTAGAATATTCCGTAACTCAGCCGTTCGGCTGCGCGTCATTTCATCTAAGGTAAAATACTTACTCAGTTTCATACTGCAAATGTAAGTTAATTTTCCGAAAGAATTTTAAAAATCTTTTCTTTAGGATCTTTCCACCCTTCAGGTTTCATTACTTTGTTCAAGGGCTTACCAGGGTACAGTACTCCGTTCTGTCCATTGATGATGGGTTTGCCATCCGTGCCCAACTTTGCCATGTTGCTTTCGTGTACTGCGTCGAAAATAGCTTCTATTTTATCCTGCAGGCCATGTTTAAATATTGCAATGCAAATATCTTTTAATACACTGCCTAGTAATGCTTCGCACATTGTCGTTCCCGTAAAAAACTCTTTTTCCGTATCTTCATTACAATAAAGCGTATTACTATAAGTAAGTCGGTGATGAGTAATATAGTCAACTGGGTATTTATCTACATTTTTATACCTACCTTTTAAAGCCTGCAGCATTTCGTATGGGTAA